CAACATCTACCAAGCCCCGCAAGTCGTTACCTGTACAACAACCTTTGCCGAAAAAACCGAAATCTGCCAAGCCAACTACAGCGGCATCAAAAGATTCAAGCAAGAAACCAAAACCTGTACAGACGGCCAAGTCACGAACTACGGCTGGCAACTCTACTCAGACAGTTGCACCCCGAACCCGCCAAGCTGCCAAGCCAGCACCCAAACGCAAACCTTAAGCTGTCAAACTGGCTATGTTGGATCAATTACTCAAACCCAATCTAGCACATGCCCTAACCCTTATGGCCAACCAATCTGGAGCGGATCATGGATAACCACGCAGAACACTTGCACAAAGTCAGTAACCAATCCGACCAATATAGCGAGTCCTGTATCGCCTGTAAGCCCGATCAATCCCACGAATGTAGCCACCCCTGTATCGCCAACAGTCACATCAACTGTAACTGCACCGACTACTCAGGATGTGCAGAACTCGGTAGCGACCCCGACAACCTCGCAGACAAAATCAACTGCATCGGAAACCCCTACCCCCAAAGAAACACCGAAGTCACCATTCACCCTAAAGACTATACCCCTTGCGTTGTCGTTGGAGCTATTTTCTAAGCCTTTAGCACAACCCAATGTATTTCCTGACTTAAATATTGGTCAAGAACTACCAAATGATATTAAAATCATGCAACAAACATACATGGACTTAATCACTAAAGGTTCATTGTTTAACCCCGACCAAACAGATAAATTAAAACGCATCGCTAGTGATGCCGTGGAGTTAGAGCAATGAGTGATAGTGATAAATTAGATAAGATTGAGTCCGCAATCAAGTTCGCAAGAGAAAATGCCATCGTATTGGGCTTTTTAGGTACTGCCATTCCATTTGTTTTTGGTCTAGGCTATACAGCTATTACCGAACTCAATAAAGCCAAGGATGCCCTTTCTCAATTTACAGAGATTGTTGAGCAATTTAGCGAATACAAGTCAAAAGTAGCCAGTTTGGAGCGTGACAACCAAACTTTGCGTGAAAGACTACAGGCTCAAGGTGACCAAATTGGTAAAGCTCAAGACCGATTGACCGATGCCGTATTGGATTCTAAGCAAGCCAAAGCCAAGGCTGATGCTGTTGAAAGAATGACCACGCAAGAACTCAAGATTCTTGGTGAAGCCATGAAATCTGAGCTAAACGCCATCAAACGAGCAACTTCTAACCGATTGGGGAACTAATATGCTACCAGTGACCGCTTTAATTGATGTAGGTATGAAAGTTTTGGATAAATTCATACCAGACCCTGAAGCCAAAGCTAAAGCTCAAGCTGAATTGCTAAAGATGCAGCAAGAAGGTCGTTTGGCTGAATTGAATGCTGACAATATTGAAAACCAAGAACTAACCAAACGCCAAGAAGCTGACATGGCCAGCGATTCTTGGTTATCTAAAAACATTCGCCCAATGACTTTAATTGCCATCTTAGGTGGTTATTTCACATTTGCCTTGTTATCAGCGTTTGATATTGATACCAACCGTGCTTATGTGGAACTGCTAGGTCAATGGGGAATGTTAATCATGTCATTCTATTTTGGTGGCCGTACCCTTGAAAAAATCATAGACATGAAGTCAAAAAACAATGGAAGCTAGTCAATTACAAAAACTGGGCATTGGTGAACAATGGCTTGACCCATTAAACGAAACCTTTGATAAGTACGAAATAAACACCCCTAAACGCCAAGCTTGTTTTATTGGCCAGCTATTGCACGAAAGTGGCGGCTTCAAACACCTGCGCGAAAACCTAAATTACAGCGCAAAAGGCTTGATGGCTACATGGCCTAGCCGTTTTCCTGACTTTGACACAGCAGAACGCTATGAACGCCAGCCTGAAAAAATAGCCAGCAAAGTTTACCTTGGGCGTATGGGCAACGAAACACCCGAAGATGCAGCCAAGTACATTGGGCGCGGGTTAATTCAATTGACTGGAAAAGATAACTATAAGGCCGCCAGTGAAGCGTTAGGCGTTGACTTTGTAGCTAACCCCCAACTGCTAGAAGAACCGCGCTATGCGGCCCTTTCTGCAGGCTGGTACTGGAATAAAAGAAACCTAAATGCCCTAGCTGACAATATGCAGATTGACGAAATGACCAAGAAAATTAATGGCGGGTCAATTGGCATAGCTGACAGACAAGCCAAAATTAACATGGCTTTAAACGCTTTCAGCGGTTAATTCTTTCAATTCAAATAGGCATTCCCGTTCAGGAAACACGGCAATATACAGCCGTGCAAGGTAAGGCGATACATTGTTACTAATTTTGAACGGTTTAGGGTTCATTGCGCTTTTGTTTTGAGCTTCAGAAATAGCTGATTCATGGCGCAGATACGCGCACAAATCCCTAGCTGAATGATGCCTGCGGCCTGACCCCCATACCCTATTGGCTTCATGGAAGAAAGCCACCACAATATGCCAGTTTTTAGGCAGCCATTCAGAAAACCCTAACCTGTAATTGTCAGGGTCATTGGCCACTATTTGCATTAAACGCTGCTTTTTTTCTTCTGCAAGCATGGTTGCTCCTATAGTGAAACAAGCATTACAACAACGGTTACAGCCAGCAAAATGATGTAGCAAAGGTTTGCTATGTAATTACGCCTAGCTTCTTTGTTATCACCAATTAACCAGCCTTGTATGGTTATCATGTCGCGGTCTTGCTCAACATATTTAGGCGGCTCATAGTACAAGCCAATTTTTACCTTGCCAGTGTCGTATGGAGTTCTCATTTTTCATTCCTTACTTTCATCATCCAATCTGCGTGAGCATATGCCCGTTCACAAACATTTTTTGGCGGCAAATTTACGCCAATAGTGCCGTTAGCTAAAAGACCTTCTAAAGCTAAACCTGCAAAATAGTCGCGCAAGTCCATGCCTTCATTGCCGCGCTGGTAGCCTTTTACATCACCTTGCATACTTATTTCTAGGGTGGGGGTAGGAAATGCTTTCATTAGAACCCCCAAGCAAACATTGCGCCAAAAATAATGCCCATAAGAACTACGCCAAGCCATTCAAGTAATTTGTACATTTTGTTTTCCTTAATAAAAGTGGTAGGCCAAGGTCTTTTTAGTTTGAAATCCCTGCGGGCCATAAAGCTGAATAGTGTCAATGGCCTACCGTAAAAATTAACGCGCTGTTACTTTTAAAGTAATAACAGCAGTGGTTTTTGTATGGGCAGCAATCAATTCTGCTGGGACATTGGCTGCTTTGAATACAGCTTTATTGTCAACAGTGCTGCGTTGTGAAAGGGTTACACAAGCTTTGTAAAGGCTGCCTTCAATATGGCCTTCTTGTTGCTTTAATTCGTTCTTAATTGCTTCAGCTTGTGCTTCTAGTTCAGCAATTTGTGCCAACAACATACCTAGCTGGTCAACTTTAGTGATTTGAATGTCTAAAACTTGCATTTGATTCTCCTTATCTATCTCACTGCCCGATGCAGTAATGACAGTATAAGTTAAGTTTTCTTAACAATGCAAGGTTTTTTTATAGGGATTTACCCGTATATTTGCAGAAAAGCAACAGGGCAGTATTTGGCAGTTACAAGCAATAGGGCAGAAAGCCGCAAAATTCCCTAATTACTGCATCCTACTATGGCGGCTTAACGCCCTAAAAATAGGTGGGGTACTCACAAACCATGTATGTGAAGCATGAAAACACTTGCTTTCCCCCGTTCCCGTGAAGGAAGGCTTAATTATAAGCCGTTCTTTATTTGGTACACCCGCAGTAAATGCTCAAAGCAGGCCCAACCCTTCTGTAGTGCTTCTTCTTGAACTTCTACCAGCTTTACTTGGTTGGTTTTGCCATTTACAAACACAATAGCTGCCCTAGCGTTAGGAATGCCTAAACCTTCCCTGTACGCTGCAAGCTGCATTTCATGCTCAAAATAAACATCCACCTTTTCTAAGTCGGTTTCTTTGGTCTTGAAGTCAACCACTATGCCGCCAGTGCCAACCATTTTCTTGCTCATTAGGTCACACTTACCGCCATAGCCCAGCGGATGGCCAAAAGACTTTTCCGCAAGCCATAGCTGGTTGCCGTAGGTGCTTTCTAACGCTTGTACAACATTGTCAACATAAGCTGGTTTCTCAGGCATATAGACCTGCTCAAAATACCCCTGAATAATGGCGTGGATAGCCGTACCGCGTTCTGCAGCTTCCCTACCTTGGGCTTTGGAATCCTGCATTACACGGGCCAGCCATACGCTTTCTTCTTCCCCTTCTAAACGCGGAAGGGTTAGGGCTGCTAACAAGACTTGTTGCTGCTTCCATGTATCAAGGCCTGCTTTTGATAGCATTCCAATAATTGTTGAAACGCTTGGCAATAGTCCAAGTTTGCGCGCATCCCGTAGCGTGGTGTTTCTTTCGCCAGTTTTGCCAATGGTTGTATAGGCTGGAGTGCCGTCTTTTGTGTACCAATGCCCACTTTCTGCTACCTTTTCTTTAACAATCATATTGGCCTTTAGAAGCAAGTAGTGTTGCAGTTACCACCATAGCAGCAGGTGGTACAAGTCATAAAACGGCCACCTGAATTGATAGTATGCGTAGTGCAATTTGCATATACCAAGGTTGCCACCATAGAAAGCCAAACACCTACAATTAATTTTTTCATGTCGTACCCCTTAAAATGGAATGTCATCATCAGGCATTGGGTTAGAAACTTCTTCTGCATCTTTAGCTTTTTGCCCGCGCCATTCGCTGCTTTCTGTAATCTTTTCACGGTAATACTTAGGCAGCGCATCATATGTTGCTTGGTCAAACTGGGCCAGCCAAAAATGCACTGGCGGGTTAATGCCTTCAGGCATATGATTACGCAACGCGGTAGGCACTGGGCTAATACCGCTAATGTTGGCGTATTTGCCGTCTTCTGAATGCGTAATATTTACCATGCAAAACTTGCCCAGCAATTCTTTAAGGTCAAAGTTTTTGCGGTCTTCCGCGGTCATTTTCTTGTTAGACCATGCTTCTAGGTCTTGGCGTAGGCGCGCTTGGTCACCAAGGCTAACGGTATAGCGTTTAGAAACAATCAATGGCTTGCCGTCTTCTGTTTTCAACGGCTGGCCGTTTTCGTCTTCCCCATGCAATTCCCAAGTAAGCACTACCTTGTGCATTATCTTGGTTTCGCCCTTCCATTCTGTAGCTTGGTGGCCAATGTCAATAACGCTGTATAGCCGCGCCATGTGGTTGCCAGCAGGTGCTAATTTGAACTCTTTGGATGTATCGCTAATAATCATAATTCCCTCGCATTTTTACCAAACACTGCTGTTGGTGGAATATCAAACAAAATACCTTCTGCAGCCACTACCGCGTTTGTTGGGGTGCTGGTAGCAAAAGATGGCATTTCAGGGCGGTAGGTAATCTTTACATTAAAACGGCTTTTTACACTACCTTTTCCACCGTTTCTGTACAAACTCCAACCACCTTGCAAGCTACGCACAATAAGAATGCGTTTAGGGCTGCTTTCAAGGTCAAAAAGAATATCTACCTTATCGCCTTCAATAAAGCGGGCTTCTTTAATGATTTTTTCAGCAATTGAAAACCGCAGGCTGTACTTCAGCGTACCGTATTTATCTACGCTTTTGTCTGTAGCAATCATTACATCATCCATTTGGCTAGCACGACCAGTGCCACCGCGTTTGGAGTACTTTTTGTTTAACTCTAATGCAGATATGAAACTCATTTTAGGCCTTTCTGAATAGCACTATTCATGTCAACAAGCATATTCCACAGGTATTGACCTGTTTCGCTTTTTTCTTGTCTTGGTTTTGCTGGTAACCCACAGGCGTAGCGAATGGTGTCAATCTGCTGTAGGGTCAAAGTAATGCCTTGCTCGGCATCTGCTAGGGCTTCTTCTAATTCATATTCCAGCTTTACGCTGTCAGCCCATTGTTGCTGGTTTTCTTCTTCTGTCATATTTACCTTTCTATTGCACCCCATGCGGGGTAGTTATCACCGCAAGTGCGGTATATGTATATTAAGCCAGCTTAAATCAGAATGCAACACTTTATTTGTGTTTTTGTTGTTTTTTTGTTAAGATAGCTTACATGAATGCAACAGCAATTATTAAACTTTTAGGTGGCCCAACCCGTATAGCCAAGCTGGTTGGTGTATCTGTACCAGCAGTTTCTATGTGGCAAAACGCGGAGATTCCGCAAGACAAGCTAATAGTGCTGGCTGCTACGCTAGAAAAAGAAAGCCATGGTTTGATAACGCGCAAAAGCCTTTTTCCAAAAACATACAAACTTATTTGGCCTGAATTAAATTAATTTGTTATACTGACCACAAGCGGATTGATACCCGCGGCATAAACAGGTCGGTAAACGAAACCCTTTTGGGTTGCTTTGAGCATTTAGTAAATGACTACCGACCCATTTTTTAAGCGGTATCAACTTAGAGCAACCTAAAGGGGTTTTTCTATTTCTGCTTCGTACTCCATACGACAGCAAGCACCTACATGGGTGGCGTGGAAGAAAACATGGGCTGGTTTACACCTGACAGCAAGCCCCGCGAAATTGAGTGGGTATCGCACAAGATACAAGGCAAATGGTGATG